CTTTAAGTAATTTCTGGGGAAAAGTCAGGCTACAGTACGAAATGGCTATGCTGAGAATGAAGTTGTACTTCAAGGGGGCCAGAAGCGGATTTGCCAAAATGAAGGTTCAAGGCTCAAGCACTTTAGCCACTCTTGACAGAAGATTCATACAAATGACCAAAAGCACAAATAAATCTATTGCTGCTTTTGGTAGGTTGGGCAGAGCAATGACATTCATGCTTAGACACCCCCTAATACTTGCAATTACATTATTAGTAGCAGCATTTGCACTTCTTTACACAAAGAATGAAAAGTTTAGAAATGCCATTAATGACACTTTCAAACCAGCCCTAGACGCTTTGGGTGAAGCATTTAGAGTAATTATGCTTGCTCTACAGCCAGTAATCAATGCTTTCAAAGTTCTTATGAAAACTTTGATGGGCGGTGAAAACGGAGACGGTCAAGGTCCGCTTGTAAAATTCTTTATAATGCTGACAGACATCATAAGTCAACTAATACAAATGTTAGCACCTCTAATTGCTCAGTTAGTGACAAAACTTGCTCCAGTTATAGAACAACTAATTTTGGCTTTGGTACCAATAGTAGAAGTAATTATGAAGATATGGTTTACTATTCAAGGTGCACTAATGAAAGTCATTATGACTCTTGTGCCGATAATTCTAAAACTTGTTACAGTATTGGTTGACATGCTTATGCCAGTATTTGATGCTTTAATACAGTTCTTGTTGCCAATAATTAAATACATTGGATTGCTTTTTGAATTGATTGGTGCTGGTCTTGACCTCCTAATGACTGGTGATATGGAGACATTCCAGAAAAAGTTTGCGGAAATTGGCCAATCAATAGTTCAAACTTTGGCTGATATCTTTACTGGATTTATTAATCTAGTAATTTCGCTCCTAAACCTATTACTAAAAGTAATGGTAAACAGCGGAGTTTTGTCTATTCTTGCTGACATTGTGAAAGCGGTTTCTGGCGGAACCATTGATATTAAAGCAATGGTAAATGGGGGATTAATACCTTCAATGCCTAGGATTCAAGTTCCTCAGTTATTTGAGGAAGGTGGAGTTGTTAGCCCGTCTTCTGGCGGTACTTTAGGTATTCTTGCCGAGGCTGGAAAACCTGAGCGTGTAGAGCCACTAGACCCTGATGGTCTGTCAAAGCGAGATAAAGCAATGATTCAAATGATGGGTGGAGGGAACGGTGGCATAAATGTTACTGTTCACGGAAGTCCAGGTATGGATGTAAATGCTTTGGCTGCTGAGGTAAGTAGAAGGCTTGCCTTCCAAATGCGTAAGGGTGCTGTCTAATGGCTACTAACTTAATAACTAATCCATCTTTTATTACTGGTACCACTGGTTGGACTGGTTCTGCTTTGTCTGGCACTGACCCAAATATTAGTACGGACAATACTGAGCCACTATATGGCACTGGCTATTCAGCAAAAGTAATTTTTGCTGCTTCTAGCCCAAAAAGTGGGTTGTTTACCCATGAAAATTATTTTATTCCAGTAAGTGTTGGTAGTGACTACACTTTTTCCGCCTATGTAAAAGTTCCAGTTGGACAGGCAACTTCTGATTTTTCATTGAGAGCGTATCTTTATAATATTTCTGGCACTGGTGTAAACCCTAGAACATTAGATTCTCAAAAAACAACTATTTCTTCCCATGACGGCTGGGTAAGACTTACTTTTAGTTTTACTGTACCGACTAATAACGGAGACTCTTATACTAAATTCCGCGGATTTGTGTATAGAAATGACAACGATTCCGTGGCTGCTGGATATAACTTTTTAGTAGATGCCTTACAGTTTGAAACTGGCACTACCGCTAGTGCTCTAGTTTATGACCAAGGTCAGAAGAATAAACTTGTAGACACATCTCTTACCAATGTCTATATTGACCACCTAACTGGTATGAAACTCAAGGCGGACATCCGTCTTGGTGATTTTGTGTTCAACCGCATCGATGAGTATGGCGTAGTTTGGGTTGTAGATGATGTTGATGGTTGGTGGAACTTACCAGAAGTAAATGTTCAAGATTTGCCTAGGGGTTGGGGAGATGGTTCATATACAACTTTTGGAAGATTTGGTGCTAGAACGCTAACAATTACTGGAAGTTTTTTACTACAAGATACTGACACTCAATTAGAAGCAGCCAGAGAGCGTCTAATCAATGCCATAAATCTTGTCAAAAAAGATGCTTGGCTGGTTCTTGATGAGGAAACTCCAAAGGCATTAAAGGTCAGAATAAGTGGGACTCCAGAAATATCTACTACAAACCCTAGAGGTAGAACTAATTTTTCAATTGGTTTAGTAGCAGCCAACCCAATCAAATTTAAATGGGAAGACGCTAGAGATGATGGATATGCTTTAGAAACAATTACAAATAATTCTTCAAAAGTAATTAGAAACGATGGAAATACTCCAGTTCCAGTTATTTTTGAAATTATTGGACCAACCACTGGCCCCGCATCTTTATTTAATAAAAAATCCGAGCAATTGATTGATGTAATTTACAGACTTGACAAATATAAGACTTATGCCGTATATAGTGCTAAAGTTTTAAATGGTAATTTAGTATTTACAACCACTGATTCTCACGGATTTTCAGTTGGCAACCCAGTGGATTTACTAAATATAGTAGATGTTTTTGATATATCAAGTGTAGTTTGTAGTACAAATAATTACTTAGACATAAGCACTACACTAAAGCACAATTTTTCAGTAGGTCAAAGAATTTATTTGACTGGTATTAGCGGTCTTACTGGCTACTCTAGCGTAACAAATGACGAGTACGAAATAACTGGTACCTATTCTTCGGATGATTATAAATTTAGAATTTCTGTTTCTGGACTGACTACTGCTGCTTCTCAATCTGGTATATCATCATCAAATTTCTCTGTTTCAGCCAATACCTCTAGTATTGTTTTTGATGGGCCGAACAATGTGGCAACTGTGACTACACAAGCGGCACACGGTTTCTCTACACAAGACCAAGTTGTTTTATCTAATGTTGGTGCTGTATATAGCGGTACTTACACAATAACCTCTGTTCCGTCTACAACTTCATTTGAGGTTCCTTTATACAATTCTCAGACTATAACTTCAGTAACTGATTATGAATCAACCTTGTCTCTTGGAACAATAACTATTGGAAGTACTTTATCTGCTCAAGCGGATGATTACATAACAATTGATGGGGTAAATGAGAGTTTTAATGGAACCCATAAGGTTGCATCAGCAAACAGCACCGCTATCACTTTTTACAAAAAATTTGGCAGTATTGCTAACTCCACAAGCATTTCCTCAAATCCAGGCACGGTTTACTTATCTGACTTAAGTACTAGGTCTTCTGCTTCATTTACTAGCGGAAAAGCCTATTATGGAAATATTTACAATGGTTCTTTTACTGTTTCTAGTGTTTCATCGTCTACTCCAGACGAATTTACAGTAAATAGGCCAATTTATTACCCTAATGTTGGAGTCTCTTACATAGGCACTTACGATGGCAATACATCTCCTACTGTTAGAACATACGCTGAAACTCTAAGCATTGACACTTATACAAGAGACATTGCCATAAATGGTGAAATCGGTGGGTATAGGTCAAAACTAGACACGGTTGTTGATTGGATTGAACTTCAACCTGGTGATAATGAGATTGCTTTTGAAGACTTAAATAAAATTTCTGCCACTCAAGTTGCCTTCACAACTAGCGGAAATGTGGCAACTATCACTTTAGAATCTAATCACAATTTTGTCGCTGGCTCTCAAATTAAACTTATCGGGCTAAATACAGTTAGTGGTGGCTCGAATGTTTTTGCCAATGCTTCTACTGCTACAGTTGCCACCATTCCAGACACAAAAACATTCACTTTTACTCCAACTAATTATTCTGGTGCCTCTACCATTTCTCCAACCACGGTGTCTACTGGATACATATATGAAGTCAGTAAGGCTTATGTGAATGTTTACTACCGCTCAGGTTGGATTGGGTAGTGTATAATTACTATAAAGACAGATACACAGTTAGGCAATTATGTCAGATACATCAGTAGAGTATAGATATTTCATAACAAATATTGTTACTAATCAAGTGATTGCTGAAGTGCCGCTAACTGGCGTATCTTATGAAAGAGGATTGAAAGACGCTGGTTCTTTTTCTGGCACACTGAGCCTTTCCGTGGAAACAGAAGGTATTGATGTCTATAATACAACTTTGCCAGGTAAAAACGCTATATATGTAGTTAGAAATGGCGTTTGTGTTTGGGGTGGAGTAATTTGGTCCCGCAGTTATGATGTAGTTGATAAAAGTGTTTCTATCAATGCTAATGAATTTACAAGTTATTTTCAGCATAGAAAAATTTGGAAGACTTGGAATCTAAATCACGACGGCACTTGGGTATATGTCGACCCTAAAAATGACCAGCAACTAATTGTTGAGTTAGCCAAGAATGACAAAATAACTATTGAAAAAGGCGTTGCCGTTGAACTATCTTTCTTAGATAAGCGTGGCTATAACCTAAGCGGTCATTTTAGAGTAAATAAAAATTTCTATAACGCTTCCAAAATAACTGTTGACATAGAGGCTTTACAGTGGAATGTTCCTGGCGTATCTCACACATTCCAAACTAAAAAAGATGGAATCTACGATGTTGTCCAACGAGAGGTTACTCAGGGCAGTAAACAAGTAAAAATTACAACTGACGAGCCTCATATGCTTAGCGTTGGCGATGAGATTTCTATTACAAATCTAGACTCAGATGTTCCAATTGCTCAATATAAAACTTATAAGTCTCAAAGTGCTGAGTATCCAATAGCCCCGATATCTTCCACATCAAAGATAATTAGGCATTGGGCATCGTTTAAAGTTGGCTTAACACAAAACGCAGGTCCTCAGGTATATAAAGACCAGTTTACGATAACTGGTATAAAAACTGCTGGAATTTCAGTCGGAGCAAAAATTAGTCAACTGACTGATGTTGCATTGTCTAAAAGACTTGGCGAAAACATGGGTGCTGGTCCATTTGAAGATGGGTTTGATTGTAGAGTCACTAAAATTCTTAGCGACTATTCGCTACAATTTAGTGCTTACACTTATGGCAGTTCAGTCGACACTGCTGCTAGTAGAACTGGCCCGATATCCCTTAAATTTGAAAATAACAAATCTGGCTATGTAGCGAGCACAAACAATAAGACAGGGCAACTAACTTATTCTTTCCAACCTAAGAATTACGCTTGGGCTGGAAAAATAAAAGTCGGCAGTTTGATAAAAACAAATGGCATAAAATCACTTGAAACTTATGCCGATGGGACAGCAAAACCAGATAAGGTTTTTGGAGACTTACCAGGAACAAAAACTCGTTTCCCTCCAGAGGGTGGCCTTACTTACACTGCTGCTATCACTGGTAGCGGAGACAATAAAAAGATACAACTAACAACTGGTTATGCTCAAGGCAACAATGTTAAAAAAATTAAACCTGGAATGTTGTTTTATATTGTAAGCCAAAGCGGTGGTGCTGCTGTATCTATAAACGATTCAGTTGTAAAAGATGTAGGAAATCCTAGTGGACCAGACGATACAGCAAATAACTGGTTTACTTTAGAAAGCATGCCTTGGCCCGATGCTACTGGAAGAAGTATTATATTTGACATTGCTGAAAATGAATATCACAAAGTCTCTAAAATACTTTACCCAGATGTAGTAAAAAATATGGCTGATTACTACTACGCCAGCCAAAAAACAGACTTTGTTAGCGTTCCAGCCCTAGAATTTAAACGCTCTGTTTCAGACCCTCTCAATTGCTCTGCTTTCTTATACAACTGGAACCCACCAAAAGCAGACGCAACTTTTACAATTATTGATGTCACAACGCATGACTATCCGTACACAAAAAGCAAAGCCGCCGTGTGTGCTAATACTGAGACTGGAGAATATGCTCCAATTATAAAAGTTATTGACAGTAAAACTTTTATTGTCAACTCTTCCTGTGAAGCAAAATATACAGATACCAGCACAAAACAAACAAATGCAAAAATTGCTTGGAATGGTAGGTACCAAGCAAGTATGTACACTCACACGGATACATACGAGCAGGTTAGGTACTTCTTAGGTAAAGTTTATGAAGATTTTGTTTCAATAAAAAACAATAATCCGTTCTTAAGCAATTTGGAAAAAACTCAAATAAAAAGTACAAATTTTGATGGTGTAAAAGATGTTGCCACAATCTCTACTGGATTCCAACAACCTGTCTACAGTAAAATAATTTACATAGATTACAACAGTGGAGCCCCTACAATTGTTGCAAAAATAGGACTACCCTCACCGTACAGCCCATTTGATACAACCGAAGATGTTGGTAAAGAAATAACAATCACTGGTTCGGATGAAACAATAAATGGAACATTCTTTATAAGACAAATAGGCATTGATAAAGATTATGTTTATTACAAATTGGCCGACAGTGAACAAAACATAAGTAGTTATGCTCTAACCAATATAAGTTCTAATGGAACTAAAATAACTTACACTACCTCTGCAAATCACAATATTAGAGTTGGGCAATTTGTTACAGTTGGTGGTTCAATTACTAAATTGAATGTCAACAATGTTGAGGTTGAGAGCGTTACTTCAAATACACTGGTGGTTTCTCAGCAAGCACAAATTGGTAGTAGTGGCTCTGACAGCGACCCCAAATGCTCTATCTTCACATCAGATAGACTTACAGCGACAGAAAAATTGCCACTTAATTCTTCTGTAATAACTTTTGGTAAGCACGACTTATCTGCTGGAAATAATATAGAAATCAGCGGTCTGACTAAAGAGAATTATGACGGAACTTGGAAGGTTTCTTCTGTGCCTGACCCTGTTTCATTTACATACAAACCATCTTTTGAATCCTTAAAAATAAAAAGTGTAAAACTTGAATGGGTAGTAGATAGTTATGT